GAACCAAGTGGGTTATCAAGTGAGCAACGGGAAAAAGTTTCCGAGACTCGGGAGTCAAGTGAAACAATGGTCTGGCCTTCACGCCCTGGAGAACCCCAACAAGTCTTTGAAGAACCACGCACTCAACCCAAACTGGGTAGAACAACTGATGGGGCTGCCAGTCGGGTGGACAGACTTAGGCTCCTTGGTAACGGAGTAGTTCCAGCAACAGCCGAAAAAGCATTTCTAACTTTAATAAACAAACTAGTATAATGAAAAAACATAAGATGCTCTACTTCGACATAGAGACCAACGCTATCGACTTCTGGCCTACACTCGCTGGGTTAAAAGATCTTCACTGTATCTCCATCTACGACCCGGACGCATCCCAGATGCACTCGTTTAGTTCTAACGCTAACAACCTAGATGAAGGTGTGGCCATGTTGAACGCAAGCCATAACATCTGTGGTCACAACGCAATCAACTTTGATGCACCGGCACTCCGCAAGCTAGGCTATGAGATAACAGCACGTGTCGTGGACACCAAGGTCATGTCCCAAGTCATCCACCCGGATCTCTTTACGGAAGACTGTAGACGTGGCGAAGAGTTTCCCAAGAACCTACGTGGACGCCACAGCTTGAAGGCATGGGGTCTCCGCTTGGGTAACGAAAAGGACGACCACGGTGCCTCCGAAGACTGGACTAAGTGGAGCCAAGAGATGCAAGACTACTGTGAGCAGGATGTTAATGTGGTGGTGGATCTGTTCCTTCACTTCATGTCCGGTAAGCCATCAGCAGAGATGTTATTTCTTGAGCATGACTTCGCCGAGTTGATGACACAACAGGAGATTAACGGATGGCCCTTCGACATCAAGAAAGCTAACGAGCTTGCCGAAGAACTTATGGCACGTCGGGCTGAACTCCGGGACGAACTACAAGACATGTTCCCGTCAACCACCGAGGAGATGAAGACACCGAAGGGTTGGCAAGTTGAGGTGGACGGTAAGACTTACACGGCTGCCACCAAGGGTGGACTCAAGCTAGTCCTCAAGGAGAATAAGTTGAAACAAGTTCTTGCAGACAAGGCGGTAAAGACCGGTAACAAAACCAAGACCATTCCGTTCAACCCTAACAGCCGGGATCAGATAGCAGAACGCTTGATGAAGATGGGGTGGGAGCCAGAGGCTTACGAAGGGAAGCGCCCTAAGATTGATGAGGCAGTCCTTAAGGAGATAGATAAACCAGAGGCTAAGTTGTTATTGGAGTATCTCCTTATTAGCAAACGACTAGGACAAGTAGCCGAAGGTCGCCAAGGTTGGTTAACATTAGTCAAGGACGGACGCATCCACGGTGAGGTCAATACAAACGGAGCAGTTACCGGACGATGCACTCACAGCAAACCTAACGTAGCCCAAGTGCCAGCGTCGAGAGCAGTCTATGGTTCCCAGTGTCGTGACCTGTTTACAGCACCGGATGGTAAAGTGTTAGTAGGTGCGGATGCCAGTGGCTTAGAACTCAGGTGCCTTGCCCATTACCTCTATCCGTATGACAAAGGATCGTATGCAAACACAATCATTGAAGGGGACATCCATACAGTTAATCAACAGGCGGCTGGCTTGCCTGACAGATCGAGTTCGAAAAAATTTATCTACGCATTCCTTTACGGAGGAGGTGACGGTCTCATAGGTAAAATTGTTGGAGGAGGAAGACGAGAAGGTAAGCGGATCAAGGAAGAGTTCATGCGTAAGACTCCATCCATTAAACGGCTACATAAAGACATCGAGCAATCTCTCAAAGGTAAGCAGTGGCTAGGTGGGATTGACGGAAGACGACTCCCGGTTCGCTCGGCACACTCTGCTCTCAATTTGTTATTACAATCTAGTGGCGCTGTTCTGATGAAGAAGGCACTCATTGTATTTAACGAGGCGGCCTCTCACCCCTACGAACTCCACGGTAACATCCACGATGAGGTCCAGTTCAGTTGCCTTGAGGAACACGCGGAGGAACTCGGTCAACTATTCTGTGACTCACTAGCAAAGGCTGGTAAGTTGTTAAGCTTCCGATGCCCACTCGACGGTGAGTATAGCATTGGTAAAACCTGGAAAGACACACACTAAAGATCTATGAAAAAATGGAAAAAGAAACTAAAGCAAGCCACCGTTGAACTCTCTTCGGGTGACTATCCCGTTTGGTGGGATGGATTCCGAAACGTGTTGGTGCATAGAGAAACATCTGATTGGAACGACAACCCTTACGTGGAGCAGATTGAACCGTTAGAGTATAAAAACTACAAGGCTGGAGCTATGGCAGCGGAATCCTTACTTGCACACCAATACGATGAGTAAGAAAATATACATAGACGGAGACATGCTTCTTTACCGTGCTGCCTTTGCAGCCGAGAAGGAGATCCGATGGGACGATGACATCTTCACAGTCCACTCTGACTTCAGTGACCTCAAGGATTCCTACATCATGGTGACTGATTGTATCTGTGAGATCCTTGACGCATACGAAGACGACGGTGATGAGATAACAATGGTGTTCTCGGACCGCTACACGTTTCGCCATGAGATAAACCTACAGTATAAAGCACACCGCCGGGACAAGCGATCACCCTTAGGCATCAATGCCCTTCGTGAGTGGGCCTGTGATGAGTGGAAGTCTCTCCGGGTGGACCGCTTGGAAGCCGACGATGTTCTAGGTATCATTGGTAGCCGTGACCCCGATGGTTCGGTTATTGTTAGTGGAGACAAAGACTTCGCGACTGTTCCTTGCACTTGGTATAACTTCCTTAAGGATGATCTACGCAAGATAACAAAAGAGGAAGCCGACTTCCAACACCTAGTGCAAACCCTTGCTGGTGACGCAACCGATGGATACTTTGGTGTCCCACGGGTGGGCCTTAAGACAGCCGAAAAGATCCTTAACAAGGATGGTGCCGAGTGGCAGACTGTTGTTAACACCTACGAGAAAGCTGGGATGACCGAGGAGGATGCCCTACTCAATGCCCGGATGGCCTTCATCCTTAGGGATGGATACTACAACAACGAAACAAAGGAGATAAAGCTATGGACCCCAACACAATAACAATCGAAGGCACCGCTGAGGAGCGTAAACAGATCCCATTGTATCGTGGGTTGATGTGTTATTTTCCCCATGCCTTGGTGGAAGTAGCCAAACAAAGTTACAAAGGTAACATCCAACACCACCCCGAAGATGAGATATGGTGGGACATGAGTAAGTCCAAGGATGAGCTTGATGCCATGCTCCGACACATGCTTGAAGGGGAGTGGGCGGCTGTTGCTTGGAGGGCTTTGGCTCACCTTGAACGAAGTTGTATTACAAATAAGGACCATAATAGGAAAGTCCAACATGAGTGATTACATTCCTAACATCCCAGATGACCTTATAAAGTTCTTGGACGAACGTGTTCCAAGCAAAGATTTCTCCCCTAGCGATTCGCTTCGGGAGATTGATTTTTATATGGGGAAGCGAGAACTTGTTAACTTTCTAAAGACCCTTCACGAAGACCAGTTAGCTAACGAATTCCTTACCCCCGAATAACCCATGTGCATGTCTGTCAAGACCCCCAAGCCCCCGGAGCCTCCCGCATCTCCACCACCCCCAACAGCAGTTGCTGAAACAGTCAAACAATCTGAGCAAGCTGGCCCAGCCCAGAAGAAGAAACGCGGTGCTGCATCCCTTGTGTTACGTAGACCAACCATGGGTGGCTTAGGAGCCGGATCTAGCACTGGCGTTAACACCTCTAACTACTAACAAAACGATATGCCAAACTTTAGCACAGACATAACACTCACCAATGCCGACCTAAGTGGTGGTGCTGGTGCCTTTGATTCAACAACCACACCCGCCGTCAACACAGGGACCGGGACACCTAGTGGATTCTTTGTAGCCGGGACATTCGACGGAGCAACCGTCAGCCTTGAGCAAAAGATCGGGACCACTTGGGTGGCCTTAGATGACGACACAACTCTCACTGGTAACGGTGGTGGATTGTTCACTACTCCCTTGTCAGACATCCGCGCAAATGTTACAGGTGCCGGTAGCTCCTTCAGTGTGAAGGTTGTTATCAAACCAATCTATCTCTAGTATATGTCAAAGAAGAAGGACAGCTTGAAGCCTTGGCTAAGTAGACCTGCCATCAACAGGAGTGTTACGCTTCCGTTAACCAGGCCTCTTACGCAAAGGTTAAGTAACTTGAATGAGTTTCACCCCAACGAGCTGGACCCCTACCTTCTTTTTGACGCTCGGGATTCCATGATTGGAACCCTAGAGAACCCAACGCTAGACCTCGACCCCTCTAAGCCGGATACGCTTAATGTTATCACAGCGACCCGCGCAGGAACCGCGACCTACACAGACAGCTCAGGGATAATTCAGGTGGCTAGTCCTGACACGGTGCGCGTTGACCACGTTGATGGAGTGCCGATGATTCTGGTGGAGCCGAGTGCAACGAATAGCTTTCTGTATTCACAACCAACATCTGCATTAGCTTTTGGAAATAGTGCAACTAAAACATTTAATGATTCCATTGCGCCTAATGGGGAAATTGAAGCATTTAGAATTACTCATAATGGTGCTAGTGGTAGTGTTAATTTTAGCGCAACCAGTTCTATAACTTTTGGTTCTGACTCTATGGTTTTATCTGTATGGGCAAAGGCAGGCTCAGGCGGTAATAATTATTTTACTTGGTCTTTTCAAAATCTTGGCGGTGCTGTTGTCAGA